TGCTAGCTTACAACAAAAAGGCTTTATGATACGCCCTAACACTAGGGTATATCATATTTGTAGTGATGTTATTCCTATAGCTGCATTTAAAGCGGAAGTACTTAAAGCTCAAAAAGCTTCACTTCCTCCTCCACCACCTAAGAAATGGTGGCAAAAACTTAATCCTTTTAGTAAATGACTTACGCAAATAAAAGTGCAAGAGAAATCTTAAACGAAAAAGCTGCTGCAGCTAAAAAAGCAGAACCCAAAAAAGAAACCACTAAATCTAAAGAATAATGATCCTAGTAATCAAGCCCATCCTTTTCGCCTTCTTGAAGTCGGATTCAGTTAAAAAGCTAGTAGTTGATCTACTTGAAGCTTATGTGAAGAGAACTGATAATAAGTTAGATGATCAAGCACTAGCAATAGTAAAAACAAAATTATTTAGTTAATGGAACAAGTATCAGTAATCCCTAAGAAGGCTACTGAAGACAAGTTTAATGAGTTACATAACTTGGTCACTGAAGAATTCTTAAGTAGAGTTCGTAGTGGCCAAGCTACTACTCAAGATTTAAAAGCTGCATGTGATTGGCTTAAAACTAATGATATTACTGGAGTACCTTTTGAAGGTACACCTTT